ATGGCGAAACCCTCCCGGGTGCGCGGCGGCGCGCCTGCCCTCCGTCCGGCCCATGCGGCGACGGCGCGACGGTCTTCCGGCGTGGCGCGCTGGGGGCGGGTGTTCCTGGCGGAACTGGCGGCGACCTCCAACGTGAGCGCGGCGGCGCGCAAGGCGGGGGTCTGCACCTCGGTCGTCTATGAAGCGCGGCGGGCGGATGGCGAGTTCTACCGGCAGTGGCAGGCGGCGCTGTGCGAGGGTTACGAGCTGCTGGAGATGGGGCTGTTGCAACGGCTGCGCGACGGCGAGGTCAAGCCGGCGGCGGGTGCGAAGAAGGGCGTGCGGACCTTCGACAACGCGACCGCCCTGCGGCTGCTGGCGGCGCACAAGGACAGCACGGTGCGGGCGCGGGCGGTGCGCGACCAGGCCGACAGCGAGGCAATTCTCGACGCGATCAACGCCAAGCTGGAGCGGATGCGGCAGCGGCAACTGGCGGCGCGGGCCGAGGCGGCGGCCAAGGCTGAGACCGGGCCTGCGACCGGGCCAGAGACCCGATATGAGTGAGGCTTTCGCCGATGGGGCGCTGGACGCGGCGCTGGCGTTTCTGCTGGACCACCCGGTGGAGGAGCGGCGCGCGCTGCTCGGGCAGTTCAACGAGGACGAGCGCCAGGAACTGGGGTGGCACTGGCGGCTGTGGGCGAGGCAAAGCCAGACCGCGCCGGCGGGCGAGTGGACGATCTGGCTGGTGATGGCCGGGCGCGGGTTCGGCAAGACCCGGTGCGGGGCGGAATGGGTGCGCGAGCAAGCGTGTGGCGATGGCGAGGCGCGGATCGCGCTGGTCGGACATTCGCTGGCGGAGGTGCGGGCGGTGATGATCGAGGGGGAAAGCGGGATCATGGCGGTGAGCCCGCCCGACCGGCGGCCGCGCTTCGAGCCTTCGCTGCGGCGGCTGAGCTGGGACAACGGCGCGGTGGCGACGATCTATTCCGCCGGCGAGCCGGAAAGTTTGCGCGGCGGGCAGCATAGCCATGCCTGGTGCGACGAGATCGGCAAGTGGGACCTGGCCGGGAACCGGGCGACCCAGGCCTGGGACAACCTGCTGCTGGGCTTGCGGCTGGGCGAGCGGCCACAGGTGGTGGCGACGACGACGCCGCGGGCGGTGCCGCTGGTCATGCGGCTGATGGAGGACGCCGGGGATGGCGGGACGGTGGTGACGCGGGGGCGCACCGAGGACAATCTGTCCCACCTGCCGGCGCGGTTCGTGCGGGATGTGCGGCGGACGTTCGGGACATCGGCTCTGGCGCGGCAGGAACTGGATGGCGAGCTGGTGCTGGACCGCGAGGGGGCGCTGTGGAGCCGGGCGCTGCTGGAGCGGGTGCGCGAGGCCAGTGGCGATCATGGAGGAAGCGAGCCCTGGGCGCGGGTGGTGATCGGCGTCGACCCGCCGGCTTCGGCTGGTGGCGATGCCTGCGGGATCATCGTCTGCGCGCTGGGCGAGGATGGGATCGCGCGGGTTCTGGCGGATGCGTCGGTGGCGCGGCCCAGCCCGGAAAAGTGGGCGCGGGCGGTGGCCGATGCGGCGGCGGCCTGGGGGGCGGACCGGGTGATCGCCGAGGCCAACCAGGGCGGCGCGATGGTCGAGAGCGTGTTGCGCGCGGCGGATGTGGCGATGCCGGTGCGGCTGGTGCGGGCGCACAAGGGCAAGGCGGCGCGGGCCGAGCCGGTGGCGGCGCTCTACGAGGCGGGGCGGGTGCGGCATCGCGGGGATTTTCCCGCGCTGGAGGACCAGCTTTGCGGGCTGATGGTGGCCGGGGGCTACGAAGGGCCGGGGCGGTCTCCCGACCGGGCGGATGCGGCGGTCTGGGCGCTTGGCGAGCTGTTGCTGGGGCGGCGGGCGGAGCCGCGGATTCGGACAGGGCTTTAGGCGTGCGCCGCGAGGTCGGCCCGGGCTGAGGGAACTGCGTGGGCGGCGCCATGGACCCTGAAACAAGTTCAGGGTGACGAGTGATGAGTTCAGCGTGACGAGTGATGAACTCAGGGTGACGAGTTTAGAAAGGGCAGTCATGTCGCTTTTCCAGTCGATTGCTGCCGCCTTCAAGGGCGGGGATGGGCGGGTGCCGTTGGCAAAGAGCTGGGTCTCGCCTTGGCTCCATGCCGATGTTCACGGGGGGTGCGAGCGGGGGCCGTTCGTCTATGCGCGGTCGGTGCGCTCGGCTTATCTCGACAATCCGATTGCGCAGCGGGCGGTGCGGCTGGTGGCGGATTCGATCGGGGGGGCGCCGCTCATGCCGTGCGATCCGGCGCTGGCCGGGCTGGTCGGTGCGACGAGCGCGGGGCAGGCGCTGCTGGAGACGCTGGCGAGCCAGTTGCTGCTGCACGGCAACGCCTTTGTCCAGGTGATGAAGGACGGGCTGGGGCGGCCGATCGAGCTTTATGCGCTGCGGCCGGAGCGGGTCGAGGTGATCCTGGGCGGCGATGGCTGGCCGACGGGGTTCTGCTATCGGCTGGAGCAGCAGGCGATGACCATTCCGCTGACCGACGCGGACGGGACGCCGAACGTGATCCATGTGCGCGGGTTTCATCCGAGCGATGATCATTATGGCGCCGGGTGCCTGGCGGCGGCGGAGCAGGCGGTGGCGACGCATAACGCAGCGGCTGCGTGGAACCGGGCGCTGCTGGAGAACGCGGCGCGGCCTTCGGGCGCGCTGGTGTTCGACCCCAAGGATGGCGGCGGGCTTTCGGCCGACCAGTTCGAGCGGCTGCGGACCGAGCTGGCCGGCGCCTATGCCGGGACCGGGAATGCCGGGCGGCCGATGCTGCTGGAGGGCGGGCTGAAGTGGCAGGCGATGAGCCTGACGCCGGCGGACATGGACTTTGCCGCGCTGAAGGCGGCGGCGGCGCGGGACATCGCGCTGGCGTTCGGGGTGCCGCCGATGCTGCTGGGGCTGCCGGGGGATTCGACATATGCCAATTATCGCGAGGCGAACCGGGCGCTGTGGCGGCTGACGCTGCTGCCGCTGGCGGCGAAGCTGCTGGGGGCGCTGGCCGAAGGGCTGGCGGTGTGGTGGCCGGGCGAGCGGCTGGCGGTGGACCTGGACCGGGTGCCGGCGCTGGCCGAGGACCGGCAGGCGCTGTGGGCACAGGTCAGCGCGGCGGATTTCCTGACGGCGGACGAGAAGCGGGCGATGCTGAACATTGCCGTGGACGGTGCGGCGTGAGCGCGCGCGAGGAGATGCTGGCGCGGCTGATCGCGCAGGAGGTGGGCCAGGGGGCCGACCTGGTGACGCTGCGGGCGATCGTCGAGGAGGCGTGCGAGCTGGGGGCGAGCCGGATGCTGGCGCGGATGGGGCTGGACGATGCGACGGCCAGCCGGGACATGCGCGAGTTGCGCGGCTTGCTGGACGCCTGGCGGGATGCGCGACGCAGTGCGTGGAAGGCGGTGGTCGCCTGGCTGGTGCGGGTCCTGCTGGCCGGGCTGCTGATCGGCATTGCGGTGCGGATGGGCGGGATGGAGGCGCTGCGGTGAGCGGTGCCGTGCGGTTTGCCGGCTATGCGGCGCTGTTCGACCGGCGGGATTCCGGGCGGGACACGATCCGGCGGGGCGCGTTTGCCCGGACGCTGGCGGAGCGCGCGGGCGGACGGCGCGGGCCGTTGCCGCTCTATTGGCAGCATCGGCCGGACCAGCGGATCGGCTGGGTGGAGCAGGCCGAGGAGGATCTGCGCGGGCTGAGGGTCGTGGCGCAGATCGACAATGCCGGCGGGAGCGCGGCGGCGGCGCTGAAGGCCGGCACGGTGACCGGGTTGAGCTTTGGCTATCGCGCCCGCGGGTTCGAGCGGGACCGCGAGGGGCGGGAGCTGACCGACATTGAGCTGTTCGAGGTCAGCCTGGTGACGCACCCGATGCAGCACGGTGCGCGGGTTCACATGGTTGCCTAGGCGCGGTTTGAAGCGGTGCCTGCCGAACGCTTCGTGAGCGCGGCCGGCAGCGGTGTTCTGGGCGAAATGGACCCTGAAACAAGTTCAGGGTGACGAGAATAGCGTTTCAGAATGTCGAGAATTGCATTCGATTGTTCTGGTTCGAGGCGGGCCGCCTGGGGGCGGCCTTTGAGGAAGGTGAGAGCCCCATGAGTGACATCGATAACGGGAATATGGCGGACGGCCTGAAGGAGTCGTTCGACCTGGTGGCGCGGGCCGAGGCGGCGGATGCGGCGCTGGGGGCGCTGCGTTCGGAGGTGGAGGAGGTGAAGTCGCGGCTGGATCGCGTGGTGCGCCATGGCGGGCGGCCGGTGCTGGAGGGCGGCGACATGGGCCGTTCGCTGGAGCTGAAGGGGTTCGTCGACGGCTATCTGCGGCAGGGGCGCGAGGCCGAGCTGAAGTCGATGTCGATCGGCTCGGCGGCGGATGGCGGCTATGCCGTGCCGACGCAGATCGATGCGATGATCGCCGCCCGGGTCAAGGCGCTGAGCCCGATCCGGCAGATCGCCCAGGTGGTGCAGACCGGGACGGCCAACTATCGCAAGCTGGTTTCGCTGGGCAACACGACTTCGGGCTGGGTGGCCGAGACCGGGCTGCGGCCGGAGACGACTTCGCCGAAGTTCGCCCAGGTGGCGCCGCCGATGGGCGAGCTTTATGCCAACCCCTCGGCCAGTCAGCAGATGCTGGACGACGCGATGTTCGACCTCGAGACATGGCTGGCGGACGAGATCGCCCGCGAATTTGCCCGCGCCGAGGGTGCGGCGTTCGTTTCGGGCAACGGCACCAACCAGCCGGCGGGGTTCCTGGCGGCGCCGACGGCGCTGACCAATGACGCGATGCGTGCATTCGGGACGTTGCAGCATATCGTTTCCGGCAATGCCACCGGCTTCGACGCGGCGCCGGACCTCAAGCTGATCGACACGGTGATGGCGCTGAAGGCGGCGCACCGGCAGGGTGCGGTCTGGGTGATGAATGCCGGCACGCTGGCGGCGCTGCGCAAGCTGAAGGACACGACGGGGGCCTATCTGTGGCAGCCGGGGCTGGCCAGTGGCCAGGCGGACAGGCTGCTGGGCTATCCGGTGATCGAGGCGGCGGACATGCCGGATGTGGGCGCCGGGGCCTATCCGATCGCCTTCGGCAACTTTGCCAACGGCTATCTGATCGCCGAGCGGGTCAGCACCCGGATTCTGCGCGATCCTTATTCGAACAAGCCGTTCGTCAACTTCTATGCGACGCGGCGGATCGGCGGGCAGGTGCTCGACAGCGATGCGATCAAGCTGATCAAGATCTCGACCTGATGCGGGTTGCGGCGGCGGGGTGCCGATCACCCTGCCGCCGTGGGTCCGGCCGGGTGGCCCCCTTTGCCTGGCCGGACCCGTTCTTTCCTGATGACGCGGAGACCGATGATGCGAGTGATCGTGGCCCAGGCGGCGTTGCCGCCGGCGGCGCTGGCCGAGCTCAAGCAGTGGCTGGGCGTGACGACGGGCGGGGACGATGCGCAGCTGGTTGCGCTTTTGCGCGCGGCGCTGGATGTCTGCGCGGACTTTACCGGGGTTCTGCCGCTGGCCTCCACCTGCGAGGAGATCGTGCCGGCGACGATGGACAACCATGTGCTGGCGACGCGGCCGGTGACGGGGCTGGAGGCGGTCTATGCGGTGGCGGCCGATGGCGGCCGCACGGTGCTGGCGGCGGGGGCCTGTGACTGGCTGATCGGCGCCGATGGCAGCGGGCGGCTGCGATCGGCGCCGATGGCAGCGGGCGGCTGCGGCTGGTGGCGC